ATGCAAAAATTAAGCAATTCATTGTCCCACTCTTTGGTGGCTTTGATGGGCTTAAAATTACCGAACTTGAGCCTTTTAATAACCGAAGTGGTGTCATTGGATCAAGCGAATCAACAAGTTACACATACTACAGTTTGAACAAGGCTCTCGATATTGCTGAGGACCCAGAAACTGTTGAGATGGATCTTCTTCTTCTGCCCGGTATTAACAACTCTGATATCACCAATAGAATGATTGAAGTTGTTGATGAGCGTCAAGATTCTCTTGCAATCATTGACCTTGAGAATGCGTACACAACCGCAGCAGAAACAACACCTTCTCTAGAAGGCAAAGGCTCACTTGCAACTGTTATTTCTGATGTTCGAAACAGAAACTTTGATTCCTCATACGCTGCCGCATATCACCCATGGGTTAGAGTCCAGCAGAAAGGTGATACAGTTGTGACTCCTGTTCCTCCTTCGGTTGCTGCCTGTGGTGCTCTTGCGAGATCTCAAGCGCTTACCGCTCCTTGGTTTGCTCCTGCCGGATTCAATCGTGGCGGACTTACAAACCTTGGTGGAACCAACGGACCTAGCACGCTTTCAGTTGTTGAGACCATGAATAAAGCAAATCGTGATGACCTCTATGAACTTGATGTTAACCCAATTGCTAGACTCCAAGGAGAGTTTGTAATCTTCGGTCAGAAGACACTCCAGCAGACTCCATCGGCTCTTGACAGAATCAACGTTCGTCGCATGATGATTTATCTCAAGAAGAGAATCGGCAGAATTGCTAATACTATTCTGTTCGACCAGAACATCCAAGTTACTTGGAACAAGTTCAAGAGTAGAGCAGAACGCGTGCTTAACAGAATTAAAGCACGAGGCGGAATTACAGAATTCAAAGTTGTTCTTGATTCAACCACAACCACTCCAGATCTTCAGGACAGAAACATCCTCTACGCCAAGATCTATGTGAAGCCAGCCAAAGCAATTGAGTTTATTGCAGTTGACTTTGTAATCACAAGATCCGGAGTTCAATTCTAATGATCTATACTAATTACAATAAAGGGAGATTAATATAATGGCTTTTTGGACTTCAGCAGGTGTAGAACCTAAAAGAAACTTTAGATTCAGAATTCAATTCGTATCGAATAATGCAAGCGGTAACTCAGTAATTGAAGGCATTTTATGGTGGGCGAAGACTGTAACTACTCCGTCTTTTGATCTAGGTGAAACCGAACATCATTATCTTGGAGGTAAGTATTATTTCCCCGGTAAAGTATCGTGGTCGGAAGTTACAATGACCTTAGTTGATCCCATTTCTCCTGATGCTGTTGGTGTTATGAACCAGATTTTAATTAATTCTGGTTATATGGTTCCAGAAAACACAGACCCAGATCAGTTTCACACTATTTCCAAGAATGCTTCAATTGATGCTGGATTGCAATTAATTGTTATTGAAGTGTTAAAAGCAGATGGTGCGGTTGTAGAAAAGTGGACCCTTAATCAGCCATTTATTAAATCAGCAAAGTTTGGAGATCTTGATTATTCAAATGAAGATCTTAGAACAGTTGATTTGACCATCAGATATGACTGGGCCACATGTACATTCCCTGAAACTCATCCCGATTTCCAACAAGAAGAAACTTTCTTTAATGTCGGTGATAATCCTTCTGAGGGTCCTGATTACACTCCAAATAATGAAGGTAGAAATATAGACAACGATCCGAGTTTTGGATCCTAATAGAGGTTAAATGGCTTTTTGGACCAACAACGCAGCCCCTAAAAGACAATATCGCTTCTCCATTCTAGATGCCAACGATGGTGTTGAAGATGGAGAAGCCATTTGGTATTGGGCCAAGTCGGTTACAAAGCCATCATACGAGATTTCAACAAACGAATATCAACTTATAAATCATAAATTTAAGTATCCGGGCATTCTCACTTGGAACGATGTTACAATCTCTATTGTCGACACATCAAATAAGACGCAATTGCTGCTGAATAAAGCCTTTAATTTCGGTTATATTTACCCTAACTATGCAAATATAGAGCAATATATAGATGGCATCTCGAAGTCAAAAACTGAGGCTTATTTCGATGCTATTTCAATAAATCAATTAGATGAAAAAGGCAACGTTCTTGAAGAATGGAAGCTTCGAGGAGCAATTTTAAAATCTGTAAACTTTGGAAGCCTTGATTATTCAACAGATGATCTGGTTTCAATCGAACTTACAATAACCTATGACTGGGCTCAAATTGATGGACTTTCTGTTAATCCTGTTTTTGTCCCCGTCGCTGTTGATAATGTCCAAGCCGGAGAGCAAGTAAATCAAGAGAATAATACCGGTGATATCACAGACCCAACTGTAGCATAACGAGGTGAAATTTGACTACAAGAAATAATGAGGATAGAATCGGACCTCAAACAATCGATTCGGAGCCAACAGCGGCATTGAACCCGCTTGAGTTTGTCGCTCCCACGGAATTGGTGGATATTCCATCAAAAGGTTTGCTTTATCCTGCCGATCATCCGCTCCATGGAAAAGAAGAAATCGAGATTAGGTATATGACAGCCAAAGAAGAGGACATCCTTACATCAAAGACGCTCCTCAAGAAAGGTGTTGCAATTGATCGCTTCCTTCAGAACATTATTGTTGACAAAAACATCAAAGTCAATGATCTTTTGATTGGAGATAAGAATGCAATCTTAATCGCTGCGCGCTCAACAGGCTATGGAAGCGATTATGAGACTCAAGTTGTATGCCCTAACTGCGGTACAAAGTCTCATGAGTCATTTGACCTTGCAAATCCGCACATAAATGAGTCAAAAGTTGATGAGGGACTTGGAATTAGAAAGACCGAGAACAATAATTTCCTTTTGACCATGCCTTTTAGCAAATTTGAGGTTGAAATCAGAGTTTTGACCGGAAATGACGAGAAACAGATCACAAAAATGGCCGAATCTCGCAAAAAAGGCATGATGCAAGAGACAGGAATGACCGATCAGTACAAAATGATGATTGTATCAGTGCAAGGCAACTCTCAAAGAAACGTTATTAATCATTATGTTGATAACATGCCTTTGCGTGACGCAAGATTTTTAAGAAATGCTTATAAATTGGTCAATCCTGATGTTAAAGTCCAGAAGCATTTTGAATGTTCGAATTGTGGCTTTGATCAGGAAATGGAGGTGCCCTTTGGGGCCGACTTTCTTTGGCCTGACCGATAAATATTCCGAATCTGTTTACGAACAGTTCTTTTTGCTTAAACATTTTGGTGGATGGTCTCTTATTGAGGCCTACAACCTCCCCGTGGGTCTTCGAAATTGGTTTGTGAAGCGTTTGCAGAAACAATTCGAGGATGAAAAGAAAGAAATGGAAAAAGCACGGAAGAAATCATAACAATGCCCGCAAGGGCATTTTTTTTATAAAACTAATTACTGTATTGGAGACCGTTGTCATGAAGATTGATTTAACAAGAGATCCCAGACTTCTAACCGAGGCTTGGATTAATGCATTTGGGCAGTGGAGCAAGGCTTTGCTTAAATATATGTATGGTAAAGATGTCAATGTTGTTGCAAACCTTAATGAAGAAGAACAATCGTTGAAGTTTATCATTCGAGGCGAACAAAAAGATGTCAAAGCATATGCAAAGGCTCTTTTTGCTGAAAAAGATTACCTTGAGGCTTACGCACAATTTGGCAAAGACCACCCAATGACCAATAAACAACGTATTGTATTGGATCAAGCCGTTGGTGACTTTGAAAACAAAACCGGAATCACATGGCCGTTTAAAGACGAGGACTAATAAGTGTCTGAAAAAACATTCACAATAGCAGAATTAAAAGCAGCACTAAAAGACCTATCCTCTGACGATCTTGAGGAAATTGGCTTAAAAAAGGCAACTCAAGCACGCATAAAAGTTGATGCAGAAAATATAAAAACATTAAATGATTTAACCGATGCAAAATTAAAAGAACTTCAGGTTAATATTGATCTTGCAAATGCAGTTCAAGATGGAACTCAAAGAATTGTAGCAGAAAAGAAAGCAAGGCAAGAGCAATTAGAAATTCTTGCTGACTTGCTTGAAAGACAAAAACAAATGCTTACCTTCAATGAGGTAAATACCGAAGAAGCACAGAGATTAGAAAAACAAATTAAAAATTTAACTGCTGCTTTAAATGCAGAAGGAAAGTCTGCGGCGGCTTTGAGGACTGAAGCACAAGCGGTTGATAAATCTAGGAAAGAATCTTTAAAAACAGCAAATAAATACGAAAGATCAATTGATTCTCTTGGACAGAAAATGATCATATTTGGCAAAGGCCCTCTTGTTAAGCAAGTTCTAGGTTTTCGCAAACTTGGAAAAGAACTTGCAAATAGCGAAGAGGCTCAACAAAACTTTCGTCAAGCAATTATAGATACAGTTAATCTCACAAATATTGCCGGTAATCTTCTAAATGTCGTTGCAGATTCAACTTTTACTCTTGTTATGGCTTTGGATGCTGCCTCGACAGCGTTTGCTTCAGCAACAGGCTTCGGGAATCAGTTCAATCAAACAATGCGCGACGCACAACAACAAGGCAACTATCTTGGCGTTACAATGGATGGTGCTGGAAAAGCAACACAAAGCCTCGCAGCAGGTTTTACAAACTTTGTTAATATTTCATCTGACTCAAAAGCAGCTTTAGTTTCAAATGTCGCCCAACTTGAAAGAATTGGTGTGTCCGCTGATACATCCGCTGGTCTTATCAACTTTTTCAACCAGAACTTGGGAATGACAGCAGAAGAAGGTGTTCGTGTTACAAAAGAATTGGCAATGATGGGCCGAGAATTGGGTATGACTTCCGGTCAAATAACAAAAGATTTTCAAGCAGCGCTTCCAACTCTTGCAGTATACGGCGATCGCTCTCAGGAAGTATTCAAGGGTCTTGCTGCGGCTGCCAAGGTCGCTGGTGTCGAGATGAGCAAGCTTCTTGGATTGGCCGGAAAGTTTGACACATTTGCTTCGGCAGCCGATACAACAGGTAAATTGAACGCAATATTGGGAACTCAAATGTCCGCTGTTGATCTCTTGAGACAATCAGAAGAACAAAGAATTGAGACTCTTATTGCAAACATGCAAGCACAAGGTCGATCGTTTAAAGATATGGATCGTTTCACACAGAAAGCAATTGCTGCGGCTGCTGGTATTGATGATCTTGCAGAAGCTCAACGTATTTTTGGAATGGATATCGGACAATTTAGAAACTACCAAGATGCCATGAGCAAATCAGCCGAGGTGCAGAAGAAATTTGAAGATGCTGTTCAAGCAACCATTCCAATTCAGGAAAAGTTCAAATTAATCGCAGCAGAGTTTGCAATCGGAGTTATTCCAATTCTTGAGAGTATTCATGGTGCTTTAGATGTTGTTTTAAACTTTTTTGGAGATCTTGATAAAGATACACAAGAATTTTTAACAGGCATCGCATCCAGTATTTTAGTTCTTTTCTTGGCATTTAAGACATTTGCTGGTGTTAAAGCCATATTTGCAACAATCTTTGGCCCTCTTAGGACGCTTGGAAATATGTTGGGCTTGACAGCGGGCAAAACCGCTGCGGCAGCAGCCGAAATGAATGCTGCCGCTCCCAGTGTGTCCGGTGCTATGATGCAGATTGCAACAGGCATTGGAAGAGCAATGGAAATATTAGCCAAATCTGTTATAAGGGGTGGGCCTGCGATTGCAATCTTGGTTGGTGGCCTAATTGGTATTGGATTGGCGGCTGTTCTTCTCGGTAAAGGACTGTCTGAACTCGAAAGCGGTATGCTAACGGATTTCCTCATATTTATTGGAGGACTTACGGCAATTGCATTAATACTTGGCGCTATTGCTACAAATCCAATTGTTGGTGGTATGGCATTAGCAGGATTTGCAGCGTTGTCGGTTGCTTTGATCGCACTAGCCGCCGCGTTAAATCTGTTGCCTGTCGGTGTTTTAAAATCAATTTCAGATGGTCTTCAAGCAATATCAAATATCTCCATGGAAAATGTTGCAGCACTTGGCGAAGTATTTTCAACCATGGCTGTTGGAATGCTCGAATTGTCAGCGGCTGTTAATGCTCTTGACGGAAAGAAAGTTAAAGTATCATCTGTGTTGGAGAACCTTGCACTGTTAAGCACAGGAACAGCCAAGGACTCTATGACCGGCGCAAAAATAACAGCAGCAAGTGTTAATGTTGTGAGTAACCTAGAAAATGTGCTCAATCTAGAAGGATTGGAGGTCAAAGTTTCAATCGGAGACAAAGAATTCAACGAAGCAGTAATTACGGCAGTCCAGAAATAAGGTAACATAATCATGATTCCAAATTATTATTTTAATTCCTCGGACAATTCCTCCGAATATGCAACAAAAACCGGTGCCTTGCTTGAATTTAAAAGCATGATTTCTGGTGTTAATGTAATTTTTAAGGCATTCTTGACCGACTTCTCTCAAAACTTTGCATCAACATGGAATGCAGAGAATGTATTTGGGCGCATGGACCCAATACCAACATTTGACAATACAAAGAGAACAATAACTGTTGGTTGGGACATTCCGTCGTATGACCTTTCTGATGCAAAAAACAATCTTCATAAGTGCTCTGTATTAGTGCAAATGCTTTATCCAAACTATTCTGCAACTCAAAACTTTACTCCGGAAGGTCAAGATGAAGGTGGTTTTTCTGCCACATTGGCAAACTCTTTAACAAAACCACCCTTGTTGAAACTTAAGTTTGCAAATTTAATATCAACATCAACGCCCGGCACTGATGATGGTCTTTTGGGCTGGGTCGATGGGATCAACTGGCAGCCAAAACTTGATGAAGGAATGTTTGCTCATAATGGCAAGTTTTATCCAAAGGTGATTTCTCTATCTTGCACCTTTAACGTTCTCCATCAAGAGAATCTGATTCTTAATAATCAATCAAAACTGCCCGGCTTTCCATTTAACTCCGACGCTTTGCCGGTTGTTGACGATGGCTCAACTGTCACCGCAAATGACCTCGGCCTCTTGACAAATCCAAACAGCACCGTTAATACAACGATGGGAGACTAATCATGGCTAGAAACACAAATCGAAAGAAAGCAACCAATAGACACCCACAATACGAAGAATTGTTCGAGAACAGAAATATAAAACAAATCGAACAATATCGAACAAAGAAACTTACATATCCTTCCAAAGAACAAATCAATAATCTTGAGTTAACCAAGTATTATTGGCAAGCAAATGACAATTTTTACAAGGTCTCCGAAAAATTTTACGGTGATCCAAAGTATTGGTATGTCATTGCGCAATTCAACAAACTTCCATTCGAGGGAGATATCAAAGTCGGAGATACATTAATGATTCCTCGCCCATTGGCTAGAGTCGTGCAGGTGATGAAGTAATGGCATTAACTGAACAAGAAAAAGAAACTATTCTACGTCAGATCTACGAAAACAAAAAATATGATTTTGATCTAGCCAAACAAATTCTAACAAATAACGATTATAAAAGTTATTTAAAAAGTGTAGATGAAGATGATTATGATGAACTTGAAAACGGATCATCATTGTGGCAAGGTTTTTTAAACACAATTTCGTATGATGTATTTGCATTTGATTTATTTATAGAGGAATATTCAAGCCAAGTAGCCGAAAATATTCAGAGTGGTGGAATTACTCTAGCAGAAATGGAGTTATTTCTAAATAACAGGACTGATTTCCTACAAGATAATCTTTTTACCGAAGATGAAGATTATGTTGAAAAAATAATAAAAGCGATTATTAAAAATCCTAATTCTATACCATCAGAACTTTCAGCAATCATAAGAAGCGGCAATCAATTTGATGTCGAATCTGCGAAAAAAGTAAGAGAAACTTTAGATTCAGGCGGAGTTAGATTAGATGATTTGCATCATGTTCAGATTGCTGATCAAACTAAATATATGCTAAGAGAGAGCACGAGCAATTTAGCGCAAGCGACCGGCGGGAGAATTCCTAAAGCCAGTTTTGATACCATAGCCGAGACCGAACCAGAGATTGCAGAACTACGAGCATCCTCCATAAATTTTACAAGTGATTTAGGAGGAGGATCCACATTAAATACCACTAATGTGAGCAGTATTGACAATGATTTATTTGTTGAGTCTTATACAACATATTTGCAAGGAGTTCTCAGACGAGGTAGCAATCCCCTCACAACTTTTAATGATGACACAGATAAATTAGCAGAAAAAATATCAAAGAGATCTTTTAAAGAATTTGAAAACAATAGAAGAATTGAACTTTGGAATAGGCTTGTGGCTGCAAATGGTGATGGCACAATAACACCCGAAGAGGCAGCCAATGCACTGAACGGTGCAAACGCAGCGGCAATTGAAGAAGCAAGTAATTCAGGCATTGCTGGTCGAATTGAAGATTCCTCTCCTCTTTCCGAAGCAGAAATCGAACAACGTCAAAGATTTTATCAACAATGCGTTCTCTTGGTGCATATGAATAATCTTAAAAGTTATTACTCTGATGATATAAGTTCTGATGATAAATCCACATGGCATGATAATAGCGTTTATAATGATCGCTTTTATATGATTACTGACGGTGAAGACAATTCAACATTTGTTAATACTTTGACTGCTCCAAAAGGTGATACAATAAAAGATTTCTTAAATATTACACCAGATATTCAAGCATTTCTTGTTCCAAAGATTCGTTTGTTTAAAGTGTTTGGAACCGGCGACAATCTTCGTCAAGTTGAATTTGTTTTTCGAAATAACAGTTATAACAATAATTATATGTCTAATTTGTTCTCCGACAATTCAATTGTGACACGAGGCTCTGGATATGGTATTAAAGAAATTTCTTTTAGTTTTGAGGGCGCATCACCAGCAACAGCAAAGAATGATATTAAGTTTGGAATCAAATTGTTCTTTCAAGATTTTAAAGACTTTGTCACCCCATTTGATACAGTTGACTCAAAAGGAAAAGCAGCCAAGGCACGATTTGTTGATTTAATTCTTTTCGACCAAAAAGACAATCCGCAGGTTACAAACAATCAATTACGACAACAGTACGATCCACAGTATTATCGCATTAGAGCAGATGTTGGTTGGCAGGTTCCAAATGAAAACGATCAGCAATTTATCTCTGCTTGTAATAAGCGAGGACTTAGCGCATCTGCCATTAAAAATGCAATTGTGAAGATGAATAAATCATTCTATCTCACAATGGTGGAGCATGATCTAGATTTTGATAAAACTGGAACAGTGACCGTTACAGGTGAATATAGGGCTTATATTGAGTCACAATTAAAAACAACAAGATTTGATGCGCTGTCTGATCCAGCTATTATTGCATCAAGAAAAGCAAGAGAAGAAAAACTAGCATCAGCAAAAAAGAAATGCACTCCGGGTGAAATAGCACAATTAAAGTCAATCTTCAATGGCCAAGAAAAAGCCGAGGTTAGGACCGTACAAAAAAGAATTATAAATAAATTGTATGAGAAAAACAAGATCTTTAATGTTGTTGTAAAAGACGATGGAGACTTTAGAGAAACAGGCGCTTTTACCAAAATGCCTTCCATATCTGAAGCAGTAAAAACTTATAATACTGAAGAACAAGAAAATTCTATTCAATTTTTCTATCTCGGAGATTTGTTTTATATAATCCTTGATTCAATGTACGGTGAATCTGGTGATCCAAAGATTGATAAAACTAAATTTATTTTACCAAGCATTGAACTCGAGGCTTATTTGAGCGGCGAGACAGGCTATACCATCAATGTTGCTCAAATACCAATTTCAATCAATTACTTTAAAGAGTGGTATACACAAACAATTGTAAAACCAGAGCGCAAATCTTATGCAATTATGTATTTTATCCGAGATTTATTAAATAATCTAATTGTTGATGCTCTCATTGATACATGTCTAAATCGTGATTATAATAAATCTTTTAGATTTAATTCTACTACTGTCACTACCAATGGGGATGTGCTCACTGGTAAAACAACCAAAAATGATTACATTATAAATATTGCAGATCCTTCAAATAACGACTTATTCCCCCTAACAGCCGAGACAGAAACAGGAGAACCAGCAGATATTGCAGATTTGGTGACATATGTTTTCATTATACCAGTCTATAACACAATAACCAACAAAGGTCTCGGAAATTATTTTGATGACGTGGATCGTGGAGTCTATCATTTTGAGATTGGAACAGATAGAGGTATATTAA